TTCTTGACAGGCGTTCTATTAGTTTATCAACGCTTCGCCTATTACATTTTAAAAATTCAGAGGCTTTGGTGTTAGAACCATATTTAATAACTGCGCTGAGAACTTCTTGCTGTCTGTCCGTGTCTGCAAACTCTAGTAAAACGTTTGGGTCTACCCTAGCCATTCAAACCTCCTGTTGGTTTTTTAGCTTTTGATATTCCGAATGTTCTGGAACATCTAATAACACCCCATTATCTCTAGCCCAATGATACACGTTATCCATAAAATACACCATTTCGCCTTTATCTAAGTGGCTGGTGTGCTTTACCTGACCTTCGATTACCGTTTTACCAACCTTGATATCTTCTAAGCCAAGAAACCTTTTCTTCATCATAAGCTTTATATTTTCTTTCGTTGCGGTAGGAACTTTTGCAATAAAGTGTTTAGACATCTGTTCACACCATTTATGGAACAAAGCATTCTGATTTAAACTGCGAGGATTAGTGTATGGTAATAGTTTTATAGCTATGGGTTTAGAATAGTCCCAATCTAAAATCTGTTTGATTAAGTGTGGCATTTTTTTTTCGGCTTCGTGTTTATCGTTAAACTTCACAAAAACCCCCTGTGTTAGATCAATTTTTTCTTCAGCCATTTTTGAGATAGAGTCATCGTGGTTTTTTGTCTGTTTCTGTTTCTATAAGTACCTGCGTTGAAGTTTTCTAAAATCAACTCTTCATCAGTGCAGATTGATGAACCATTTAGTCGATATCTGATAGTACTAGAAGATTGTCCAGAAATTTCTGCTAACTCTTTTACAGTGTAATAACGTCCGTTGACTAGATCTTTTGACTTACCCTCATATAATATTTTCTTGGCTTTAAATAACTGTGCCATGTATCTCTCCATCATAGTAGTAGCCTAATTTATTAAGATAATACTCTTTCATCATTTCTCGATCTTCAGGATCAACCCAGCTTATGTCTGCCAACTGCATCTCAGGGGTTTTATCTCTTAGCCTGTTTTTCTTTTTAGCTAGTGGTGAACTACCTCCGCGATCTTGCGACTTAGATAACCAACGAACAACAAAACTTTTAATACCCCTTGCTGTCTTTCTCTTTGTCGGATTAGCGTCTAACCAAGACTCCATCGCCATTAATTCTTGATGTACATCTACGGCTGGATATGCTCTTTGCCAAGCAATAATGTCTGTTTCTTTAGGTTGCCATACCTCTTTAGTGTTTAATAACATCGACTTCCCCAAATGCTAGTTGATAAAGATGAACTTCTAGTTTTTTAAAAAAAGAATCCATCGGCTCTAGTTCGTTGTACTTTTTCTTACCGCCATCTTCTCGCTCTATTAGACCATCGGAGTTCTGGCCTTTTCTTTTTATTTTGCAAGTTTTCCAGTAATCAGATTTCCTACACCATCCCATAAATTCAACACTTTCTGCAAGCTTTTCTCCCTTTGGGATTTTAACACTTGAAAAAATATAATAATGACAAGGATAGTTTTTTTGATACAAATTAACGTGAGTGTCATAACTGGGCTGACAACTTACAGTGCGTTGCTTTGCCTTCATATCAACAGTTGCGTTACCTATAACAATATCAAAATGATAACTACTTTTAGCCGTATATTGATGCTCTAAACCTTTATCGTTTAACACGTCTAAAAAAACAAGCTCTGCTAAGTTACCTGCGTATTGACCCGAACCTTTTTCTAGCATTGTTTTGCCATTGAAAGATTTATTCGTAGCCATATTTAAAGCTTCTTTATGGTTAGATTTTGATGGCGTTAATATCATGTAAACCTCCTACAGTTTAGTATTTTTTTGCATTATATAAATATTCATCACCATTATCTAAATCATCAATAAATCCTTTTATAACTGACCTAAAATGTTTATTTTGTACTAAAAATTGTTGAATAATATTATGTAAAGTTGATCCAGTTATTTCTACTGAGCCATACCAAGTTTCCAAAGTTGCCTTTGCTTGATAATAATGACTAGGTACTTTCACGACAGTATTTCTAATATCGTTTTCTTTTATTTTTACAGTAACATTCTTATTATGCTCAATGCCTTTTATGTTAATTGCCATTTGTATCTCCTATGGCTCGGTCAAGCCTCGCCTGTTATTAAAATAAATTTCTTGATATTTCTTGATTTTATTAAAAGCACTTTTAAACCCTTTTACTTGTCAGAGTAAAATTTACGATCTGAGGGCTGTGCGACTCAGCGGTTACTTCGTATTCGTATCGGATATCCAACCTATCCATCAGCAGAAACCGATCTGCTTTAGGGGCTATGTCTGGAGGGTCAACCACGCTCTGACGTTTTATCTAAGGAGTCCGTCAGCCTCTAGCCCGAATACTTTGTACATTAAAAATCATCTCAACAAAAATGTACACTTACACTATATAATTAAAAGTTATAAAAGACTCTACGCTTATATCTAAAGCATCACATACACGCTGTATCGTGTGCAGTTTCATGTTAGATTGAGTGCGCCAGCGCAAAACTTGTTGAGGAGATGTTTTAGCTATTTTAGCAAACTCTACACTGCTAATACCTTTCTGTTCTTGAGCGGCTATAACGCATTTGCCTACGTGAATTAATTTCATTAGTTTGAATCCTATGTTATATTTATTGCGTCACTTCCCCCGAGTGACTTACCTCCTATGGTTTGCCCCCCGAAAGGGGGGCTTTTTGACTAAAAGGGGATGTCATCAAAGGTATCTTCTGCTACTTGTTGCGGCACACTGGCAGTTTGACCATCAGACCAAAACACTTTTACGTTACCTAATATTTTAGGACGATCAGCACCTGCATCACGCTCTTCTTTAGTTTGTGAATGAGATATAAAACCATTGTTTTCATACTCATCCTGATTATCTAGATCAACAAAGGTCGTCATATCTAAATAAACTCCTTTTGCTCCTTTGTATAACTTAGACTTATCAATCTTGCTAACATCTATCCTTACGCTAATTCCTATCTTGCTCATAATAGCCTCCTAGTTGGCTTCTCTAAATTCACTTGTTTTCATTGTTGCTCTTTCTTTTGTCGTAAATACACCGCCCTTGCTAGGGGCAATCCACAATAACTCTTTCTCTGTTGTTGATAATTCTTTCCATGCTTCATTGGCTGTTGCCCAGTCGCCAGTGGCGATCCCATCTTTTATAGCTTTAACGCTTGGCATCAAATCCATAATCATATCTTGATACTTTTCTTGCTCTGACTTTTCTCCTCGAAGCATTGCAGATTCAGCATCATCATCAGCAGTTGGTATACCTGCGATAGATTGCAAAGCGTACCGTCTTGCGTAGGTTATTGCAGAGCCAGAAGCCTGTGGGTCTTTCTTGACCGTAGGCAGGGTGTAATCCATCTCTAGCCATTGACCAGATATGTGCATCAACCTAGTCGATACTCCAACTCCATGCTCGTTGCTAACAGGGAACTGGGTATAACTCAGACCGTTATCAGCAAACGGTTGCTTGATAGCCTTAATAACTGAAGTTAAATCGGCATAACTAGATTTGAAAAAAGGATTAGAGCTGTCTTTAACAGCACCTCCCATTTGACCTTGCGCGTTACATAATGCGCTTGCCAGTTCATTGATTAATTCACTTGACTTCATGTTGACCTCCTACAGTCTCTTGCTTTGCGTACTGCTCACCATAACCTAGCTCGTAAGCCTCTGATTGACCCTCTAAGGCAGGGTAGCCAAGAACGCAGTCATACTCACCGCGCTCATAGTCGTTTAACTCGTTGATATTCATATTGCCTCCTACAGCAATGCCCCCTTTCGGGGGCGGTTAATTTAGTCGTTACAGCCGTATAAAGGGTGATCAGTAGGTAACCAAAGTGTGTATATTAGGTGTCCACCGTCTACCTCTTCTTCGTAACATTTGCAATCATCACTTGCTAATAAACTGCCGATTGTTCCTTCTGCACTTTTAACGTCCCAACCTTTACGAACAAGCATCCCAATCATTTCTGACATATAGAAATGACCATGGTCGCCAAAGTCTGAATATTTTGCAATATAGTCGGTAAATACGCTAAGTGCTTTTGATTGATTGTTAGTTAAATTAGTCATTTTTATTGCCCTTGTTTTATTGATTGAGGTTACATTATGGACTATGTAATCCTAAATGTAAACCCTTTTGTATATAATATTTTGGAATAAAAACCAAAGTGCTTATAACATCTTAGTATAAATAGCTATTTACATTTTTGTATACATGGTGTATAATGACCTTGTCATTCAAGAAATGGCAGTTCTTTAAAAATCAATAAACAGGAGTAATAAAGTATGTTAGTTAAAGATAGGATCAATGAATATCTAAATTCTTTTGTGGCTGAAAGAGATCGCAAACTAAAACTGTATCAGCCCTATGTGGACGACCCAGACGCGAACACTAGCTATTGGGAAAACGAAAAGCAGTGGTACAGCGAGGTTATCGAAATGCTTGATGACCTAAATGATGCTGTAAACGGTTTTTAATTACTAATGCCCCTTCGGGGGCAATCAATAAAAGGAAATAAAAATGAAAACTACTTTTGAAGAGCTAGAAGTTGGCGATAAATTTAGAAATGAATACGGCCAAATAATGGTCAAAGGTCATGGAGTTTGGTGGAATACAGGAAAAATAATCTATTGCGATGAGGGTTCTGTTGGCAGATATTACGTAGAGGCAGACGAGCCAGTATTTAAACTTTAATTAACCGCCCCCGAAAGGGGGCTTATTATGTTTCACGTAGAACTAGTAAGACCAAATAGAGGAGGGGAAACCATCCTCTTCTGTGCAAACATCTAAGTGAATAAATCTACCAGTGCCTTTTTGCTGTACACCGATTCTTTTAACACCATGTTTCTGTGCCACTCTAATGATCTCTAAGGCGTTTTCTCCAGAACATAATATATCTACTGCCTTTCCATATGTATGCGATCCTAGACGCTCTTTACGCGCTTCTATGGGGTGTTCTGGTGAACGGTAAGCACTAGACAGGGGAAAGCTAAATCCACACTCGTGTCTTATCTCGTTTAACATTTTTAGGAAGTCAGGGTCAAACCCTTCTTCTCCTGTTGCTTTGCATTTTAATTCTTTAGGTTTAAAGTAATTCAGTGTTTCTTTTTTCTTAGTCATTTTCCGACTCCTTTTATGCGCTCTGCGCTACGTAATCCACCAAGACCTAACATACCCATCAAGACAGGTAGCATAACAGATGTATCAGCTTGTGGGATATCTACACCAAACCCAGCGGCTAAAGGTGAGACTAGGAAGTTGACTGCGAATCCGAGGACACAGACCCATCCTGTTGCTGGTCGCCAGCTAGATTGAAACCAGTTGCCTTTAGCTTCTGCTTTGTTGAGTTCAATCTGAGCGACTGCGAGTTCCTGCGCGTGGCGTTCAGAAAGCGTTGAGAGTTCAAAAGCAATCTTCTGTTTTTCGGAGGCATCAGGTATCCATTTGTCAAGCAAACCAGTAACTGGCTGAATAAGGGAGGTTAAAAGATCCATTACATTATCTTCTCTAATACGAATAGACCAATGATGAGGGGGTACATACCCCACAGCATCATCTCAGTCTTTTTAAATCTAATAGAACCCTCATCAAGGCGCTTCTCAATAGATTGGAACTTTATCTCTATAGCTTCCATTCTTACCGCACATTCACGCTCATGCGCCTCAAGTTTTAAAAGTGCCTCTTTGACAGTTGCCATTAGTTTTCCTCGTCTACCGCTTCATCAGTTTCTAACTGTTGTGTTAGCATATTCATAAATGCATCACGGCCAACACTTAACTGATCTAAGTTAAAACGAGTGCTTGCTATCTTTCTGTCTAAGTCAGCAACATGATTAACCATTGCTTGTTGTTCTTCAGACATATCTTCTAGGGTGTAATCTACATCATTGATCGTAATGGGAGTTGTTTTTTTCTCGCCCATGTTAATCTCCTTTAGGTTAGTGAACTTCTATTTTAAAAAAATACTGCATATAGTGCAAACCCAAAAATTACAAGGGCTAATGCAAGACCCAACCATGTTGCGCTGTCCGACCAATCTTGACCTGAAATCAAAATATCTCCGTTGTCTCTGGGTCTACATATTTAGGTTTACAATAAGCTCTTACAGGTACAGGAAATGCCTCTTTGAAAGTAATCCCTGCGGTTCCTTCAATACCTTGTAGGCTAATACTTCGGGCAAAGTATGTGCATTTATTTACATCAGCCCACACACCATATTCTTCTGTCTCTATAACAAGACTGTCAGCAGTTAGTGTCTCTAACATTAATGCAAACACCAACTGTTTCACCTAATAACCTTGTCCTTTACATCAACCCATTGAACCTGACAACGACAGTCTACAGGCTCGTACTTATTACTGGGTCTTGATAGTTCTTGACACATATAAATACAGTGTGACTTCTTTAAATAATAAAGTGTCTGCTCATCAACTACTTCGCCATTGACAAAGAATAGAAGGGCAAACACCATTTTCATTGTTTAGCCAGTAGTGCCTGTACTAACGCAGAGATTTGATCGTTAGTCTTTTCCTGTATCTTCTCTTGTCTAGCCAATGACTCTACAATTGCATCAACCTTAGTCTCTGTTACAGCTTGTGCCTGTCCGTTTTCAGCGGCCTTCTTAGCAGTCTCTTTAACTATGACTTCAATTCTTTTAACTTCCTTAGTAGTAGTCTCTGCATTAGCTTGTGCCGCACCGTAAGAGATAGCACCGACAAACAAACTAACTACTAATGGAATAGCCCAAGTTGGAATGACAATACCTTTATCACTCACCACGGAACCTCCGCAACAACTGATGGAGCCTTAGACTCAGCTATTTGATTAGCAATAGAAGCCTCAATGTCAGCTACAGTAATCTGAGCACAGTCCTTTACCCAGCCTACAGCCATCTCTTCTGTAATGTCATCAAATGCTACAAAGTCATCTGAGTCTGCATCTGGTGTAAAACTGCAAGTACCATAAGAACTACCGTAATGAGTTACTGCGTCATCACCAGTTCCTACTTCCTCGTTATCACTTGCTCGCCAGTGTGCAACGATTACACCATCGTCGCTTGAGTTTCTTTCGAGCTGTACTACTGTCCATACTACTGCCATTTTGCTATTCCTCTAGTTGAGCGACACGTTGCCGCAGTGATTGAATTTCTTTGATTAACATTGGTACTAATTTACTGTAGTCAACACCCATCATGTCATCTGGAGTGTCACCTTGAGTTACTGCATCTGGTGCTACTTCAAGTAACTCTTGAGCCACCATGCCGTAGTCTTGATGCTCACCGTCAGCTTTCCAATCAAACTGCCTGACTTGGATAGCATCGACTTTAGAACCTGAGTCATCAGAGTCTTTGATGTTGTCTTTGAGTCTTTCATCGGATGATGTGTTGTAGGCTGTAGCACTTGTAGTACTAGTGATGCTACCGACATAGGGGCTTCCGCTTATGTTTGTAAAGCGAATCATAGTTGCAGTGCCAGAGAAGTCTCTAACTAACTCCATAGAAGGGACACTATTACCACTTGGCGATCCATCTAAAGTAATTCCAGCGTCTCCAGCGGAAGTACAGCCTATGAGGAATTGGCCGCCTGATGTGAGCCTGACACGTTCACTAAATGTTGCACCGTCAGAGGGTCTACCACCAAATACTAAATCACCTTTTGGATTTGATGCCGTACTAGTTCTAACGCTTGCAATAAAGTTAGTATAATCAAAACCTCCATGTCCAAATGACATAGCAACCGCGTTACCTGCACTTGTGTCTGAATTACTTAGTTGTAATGCGTAAACACTTCCACTTGTTAAAAAAGCCCCAGACGCACTTGTTATATTACTGTGAAGATTAGTGCTAGGCGAGCTTGTGCCAACTCCTAATTTTACACCACTAGCAAAACTTGCAGTACCATCAGTCTTAATAAAAAAGTCAGATGAGCGAGTACCACCGCCAAAGCCCATGCCGTAGGTTGATACTGAGATGTTGCCTTTT